TCATCTCGTCGATCGGTACCGGTTACGACCTGCGTCTATCGGTCAGGACGTCCCCCGACCGGGAGCCGCGACGAAAAAAGTCAGGCTAGTGTACCTAAATTGAACAATGTCTGAAACATTCCGGCGGGAGTGTGACCAGGGGTCAATTTTTGGCTGTTTTGCATAGCGTCTAGCCCTTTTTCCCAACCGGGTTCCCAACCGGGTTCCCAACAAATGTTTCGGCCCTGTTCTGTTCGCCAAACGCCTCGGCCACGGCGGCCATGCCTTTGCGTGCTAGCCCGCGCTGCTCGGCGGCGCGCGTGTAGCGTCTTATCTCGCGCCAGTCCCGGTGCCCGCTGATCGCGGCGATGATGTTGGCGCTGCACCCTGCCTCTGCGAGACGCCTACAGGCGGCCTTACGGAGGCCGTGCGCGGTCCTTCCCGGTGCGAGGCCAGCGGCCAGCGCGGCGCGCCGGAACCAGCATGTGAAGGCCAGCGGCTCGAAGGGCTCGCCCTCACGGTGCAGGAAGGGCTTGAACGGCTCGACGTCACCGACCGCGTCGATGGCGGCCTTGAGGTCGGGCATCACGGGCAGGTCGAGCACCACGCCGGTCTTCTGTTGCCGGACGTGAAGCTCGCCGTTGCGGACGTGCTGCCGCCCCATGCCGATCACGTCGCCCCGGCGCTGGCCGGTGCCTAGCAGAAGCTCGAAGGCGAGCCGCTCCATGCTGCCGAGAGGCCAGCGCGACCGGAACGCGTCGATGTCGTCCTCGGTCCACGTCGCGATGCCGTCGGGGTTCTTGAGCTTGGGCCGCCTAATGCCCTCGCTCGGGTCGGTCTTGCGAAGCCCTAGCTTGATCGCGTGCGCCATGAGGGCGCGGAAGCCGGACAACCAGACCCACGTCCATCCCGGCGTCGGTGCCAACCAGCCGCCGACCATGCTCTCGACGAGGTCACGGTCGATGCCGCCTTCCTTGAGGCTCAGCGGTCCGAAGCTCGTCGCGAAATGCTCGACCATGCGCCGCCGCACGGCTTGGGTAGACGGGGCGAGGCCCTTGAAGGCCGGTGATGCGAGGTAAGAAAAGCAGAGCGCGGTCACGGTGTCGGGCAGGGCGGGCGCTTCCGCTGCCACCTTCGCCTCGATGGCCTCGACCGCCGCCATCATTTCGGGCGACCACGGCTCGCCGGGCAAGCGCGTCCCCGTCTTGCGGTCGTAGTAGTAGACGCGCTCGCCCTTGCGCTGGCGCTTCACGCCACGCGGTAGGGCTTGCTGCTTGGTGGGGGTCGGGGTATCTTTGTCTTGCATCTGCGGGAGCCTCCAACGCTCCTAAAGGTTCTGGAAACGCCGTCTCCTTCCCTGGGGGCGGCGTTTCCTTTTCAGGCTAGGCTTTCAGGGCTGCACGGTCGCCCTCGTCGAAAATCATCCACAGATATATTTACGCTGCGATCACGGCCACGCCATCGAGCCGCACCTTGCACGTCGGGTCCGCATCGGCAGCGCCACCAACGCAAACGCCGATGGGAAAGAAGCCAACGCCGGTCACGTTCGAAATTGCCTTGCCGCTGTCGTCCCACCATACCTGCGCGCCCTCGGCGATCACGCCCGCCGACTTGGGCAGGGTGAACACGCCCTCGGTGACAAGCTCGACCTCTGCCGTAGCGATCGCGTCGTAGGACGCCACCCCAAAGATGTCGCCGATCATTGCACCGTCACCAGATAGCAAGCCACCGGCAGGTGCGATCACGGTGATCGTGTCGCCCGGTTGCACAAAATTTTTCATGTCTCAGTCCTTCGTTGGTTAGCTGCTAGAGAAAACCCTTGGTGCTGCGCACATAGGCGACGCTTACCGATGGCCCGCCTTTTACGTTCGCCTCGATAGCCGCAATGGCAGCGGCGAGGTCGCGGTCGGACTTGTAGCGGACTTGCCGCATCTGCCCGGCGTCCTGATAGGTGACCTCAAGCGTTGCGTTGGCGCGCGCCTTGTAAAGCGCGGCCAGCATCACTTGCGGGTCGAGGCCGAGGGCGACGAGGTCGGTCATGGTCTAGGCACCGTCATTGAGGAACCAGCCACGGAAGTCGGTGAAGCCAGCGCCGAAGTCGAGCCGGACCTTGACCTCGACGCCATCGACGCGGAAGCCGGTTTGCGTTGACACTTGCGGGCCGGGTTCGCTGGCGAGATAGGCATACTCAAGATCACCGCTGTCGGCGACGAGATACCAACCGGTTGCCGATGCCAGTCTCGGCTCCACGATCAGCGTCAGGTTGCTGAACGGCGCGACCTCTGCCGTGGTCGTCGGCGTGATCGTCGCCAAGAGCTTCTGCGCGACGGTTTCAAGCTCGGACGGCACGACGAGATATTTCGGCGTCACGGCGACCAGTGCGCCGCCCGGTCCCGTCTGCTTCCGCATCGAGAGGCGTCCCGCCGACAATGTCGTTTCGTCAGGCGCGCCACCGGCACTCACATAATTTGCGTTCTCAGTGCTGAACAAGGCGAACGTGCTGCTCATGGTCGGGCCGACACCGGCAGGACCTTCGAGCAATGCGACAAGCTGGTCGGCCTCGAACGCGGCAGCGGCTTGGCCGAGACGGCGCGGCAGATCGGTGAGCGCGCCCATGTCGTCGTTCACCATAGCCTGTCGGCTGATGCCGAAGATGCGCCCAAAGGTTTCGAGCCGGTAGCTTTCGCCCGCCTCGACCATCGTGCCGGACTTGAACTCGCCCGCTTCGTTGACCTTCTCAAGCCCGATGGCATCGCTGTCGAGAACAAGGCTGCTCTTGGCGCGGAAGTCGCTTGCCGTGGTTTCCCTGGCGACGGCGCGGATGCCGCTCTCTGCGGCGCTGTAGCCATCTCTCAGCGACCTTCCGACCGTGTCGGCCAGGATCAGCGGGAAGTCCGACGTGGTGTGCAAGGCCCGCTCGATCAGCGCCGGGGCGGCAAGGCCGGTGATGCTCACGCCAGCGGCGCGGCAGCACTCACGCGCGATGTCCGGCACGCTCTGGCCCATGAACTGTTGCGCCGGGCCGCTCGGTGTGGCGCGGGGATTGCTGCGAGCGTGCAGCGCCTCCCCCATTGCCCGGATGCGGACAGCCGGATCGTCCATCGTGTGCTGGCCGGTGCTGATCTGCACGCGGCTGCGGGTCGTCATGTGTTCAAGCATTATTGTTCTCGCTTCCTCGATGCTGGCCTCGCGGTCCACCAGCGCGTCCACGGCCTCGCGGGATACGCCGCACCGCTGGCCTAGATCACGGATGCTGCGATTGGTTGCTGCACGTCCGCCGTCGTCGTGGCTGCGCGTCCTCGCATGGGGATCAGCGCCGACCGTCACGAAGGAAAGCTCGCGCGGTGTCCATTTCGTCGCCGTGCGGGTGCGGACGCCGCTCTGCTCACCATCGGCCCAAGTCTCGACCTCATAGCCGACGCTCACGCCACGGATGATGCCCGCTGCGATGTCGCCGACGATGCCTTCGACCTCGGGACGCGACGAAAAGCGGACCTCGGCGAGAAGCTGGTCGCCCTCGACCCAAGCACGCTCGACCGTGCCGATGATGTTCTCGACCGGCCCCTGACCATGACCATTTAGGACGTGCGCCCCGGCGAAGGTTTCGAGGGCCGCGCCTCGGACATCGAGGATTTCGTCATAGGTGCCGCGTGCATCTTGCCGCGTGACGGCTGTGCCCGTTGCGACCACGCAAACGATGGTCCGCGCTTCCGCGTTCCACGTTGACGGCCTCGGCGATGCGTCACGGCGCACAAGGGTTGCAGCGTGTTCGCGGATCAGAAGATGGGGATGCTCGTTCATGTCAGGCTGCCTCTATGTTTGGATTGATGTCACGATGCGCTGCCAAGGTTCACCACGTTGTCGCCCTTCGCGGACGCTTGCTGCACGAACGTGTCGGCGGCGATCTCAGCGTCCACTTCCACGAAGTCACGACCACGCGCCGCAATGACCTCCTGGCGGCTTCGCAGTCCGGCTTGCACGGCAAGGATGTCTGCTCTCGTCTCGTCCAATGGGGCGATGAAGGGGAACTCGGGATAAAGGAAAGCGCAGTCGAGGAAGGCGCGCGGGTCGCGCACGAAGCCGGGGGCGCTAATGCGGCCCGACAAGATCGCAAGGGTGACGGTGCGAGCGTAAAGCGGGAACAGGAACCCGCTAGTCAGGAGAGACGCCCGCACCGCCTTCACACGCCGCACGAAGGCTTGCTGCGCGAGACGCGAGGAACTGTAATTGCTGTCGCTGTAGTCGCCGCTCAAAAGCGCATAGGGAAGCCCGACGCCAGCAGCGATTGATCTGACCATGTGCCGGGTGAAAGCATCGAGGCCGGTCATGTCGCTGGTCGGCGAGAACGAAACGTCGGTGCCGATGGGAAGCTCAGTGAGCGCGCCGGGTTCCATCGGCTGCACGGCAGCAAGGTCGGCGGCGGTCGTGCCGCTGCCGTCCAGGGACTTGATGAAGCCGCACATAAGCGCCGACACTTTCGCCTTCACAAGCGCGGCGTCCTCAAGACTATCAAGCTCTACAATTCGA